CAGACAGGTAGCCCATACAGGGACTACATCTTGATAAAGGCTTATGACACTGACGATAGGCGTAAAGCAGAGAGTGAGGTACATGAGTTACTAAGGAAAACACACGGTAACAAGAATGAATGGTTTGTAATAGCTGCTCCAGTAGCTAAAGAAATACTAGATGGATACTTCAATGAAGACAACTAACACACTAATAGATGACATATACGATCTTGTTAAGTTTAAGTCACCTGACAGGTCAGTGGACGCTGAGAAGATTATAGATGACTTTGGTGAAGCATGTAAAGACCTTATGCGTAAGGAGTTTACCAACCGTGGTAGCTTTGATGCACGTAAGCTACGCATGTCCAACATTGGTAAGACCGATAGATTCCTGTGGAACCACTACAACAATGTAGGGCCAAAGGAGAAGATGCAGCCACATACGCTTGTTAAGTTTATGTACGGGCATCTGATTGAGGAAATGTTGCTACTGTTTGTACGCCTAGCTGGGCACACAGTAACACATGAGCAAGCACAGGCAACAGTGGAAGGTATCTCAGGTAGCATGGACTGTAAAATTGATGGTGTAGTGACTGACGTTAAGTCTGCCAGTACCTATGGCTTCAAGAAGTTCAAAGATGCTACACTTGCATTTGATGACCCATTTGGGTACATAGATCAAATCAAAGGATACGCTAAGTCTGAGGGTGAGACAAAGGTAGGCTGGCTGGCTATGGACAAAGCCAACGGCCACCTAACTTACCTAAAGTATGACCTAGAGGACACCCAAGCGCCTGTTTACGAGGTTCTAAGTAAAGACATTACAGAGCGTATCATACACGTAAAGGAGATGGTACAGAAAAAGGAGCCACCAGAGCTATGTCACAAGACAGTGCCAGACGGCAAGTCTGGTAACATGAAGCTGGCTATGGGCTGCTCTTACTGTCACTTTAAACATGCTTGTTACCCAGACCTACGTACCTTCCTATACTCTACAGGGCCACGTTACTTAACGGAGGTGGCTAATGAGCCTAAAGTCCAAGAGATTACGTAGGGCTAGTATCTACAGGTCAGGGCTTGAGAAGAAGTTTGCACAGTCTGTACCTAAAAACAGATACCTCTATGAGCCATATGATGTACCATACGTGATGCACAGGAAGTACAAACCAGACTTTGTGGACAAGAAGACAGGCGACTACATAGAGACTAAAGGGTTCTTTAGGACAGGAGATACTCAGAAGTACACATCAGTACGTGATAGTATTGCACCCATCAAGTTAATCTTTGTACTGTCTGACCCCAACAAGAAGGTACGCAAAGGTTCTAAGATTACGATGGGACAGTGGTGCGACAAGGAAGGCTTTGAGTTTTACACAGTTGATGAGTATGTAGATCATGTCACTAACAATGGATGAAGTAATAGAGCGTATCCTTAAACGCTATGACGCTGAAGACCTTATGGAAGCCTTGGACATAACGTCTGAGGAAATACTGGACAGGTTTGAAGATAAATTTATTAACCGTCTAGCTTTCTTTGAGGAAGAAGTAGATGAAGAACAAGAGGAGAGTGAGGAAGAAGATGAGTATTGACAACGCTACCCCAGCAGATTGGGATAGAATAAACAGAAAGAAAGATTGGGCTTGGATGGACGCACTTGATGATGAGCCTAATGACCATCCTGTGTACGGTGAACCCGCTGAGAAACGTATGATTGAAAGCTATGACAATGTACACAAACCAGAGCACTACAATAATGGTGGCATGGAGTGTATAGACGCTATCAAGGGTATGCTCACACATGATGAGTACATTGGTTACCTACGTGGTAATGCACTCAAGTATCAATGGCGGTTTAGGTACAAAGGTAAGCCTGTGGAAGACCTACGCAAAGCTAGGTGGTATGAAGAACGCTTGATTGGTTATATGCTGGAGCACCCTAGTGACAAATAAGACAGGCACACAGGACTACTTAGGCATCCAGATTGACTACGACAGAGAGCGAGACCTAAACACTTTCTCTCTTGAGACCCTGAAGGACAGATATTTCTGGGAGGATGAGACACATGCACAAGAAGCCTTCGCAAGAGCATCGGTCTTTGGTTCAACGTATCAAGGCCATACTGACTACAATCTTGCACAGCGACTTTACGACTACTCAAGTAAGGGTTGGTTCGGCTTTAGCACTCCTATACTTAGTAACGGGGGAACCACTCGTGGCCTCCCTATTAGCTGTTTTCTTAATTATGTTCCTGATTCAAGGCGTGGCCTATCTGACCACTATGATGAAAACATTTGGTTGGCAAGTGGAGGTGGAGGCTTGGGTGGATATTGGGGTGATGTTAGAAGCAATGGCGTTTCTACTTCTAACGGCAGTCAGTCTACTGGCTCTATCCCTTTCATGCACGTAGTTGATAGTCAGATGCTGGCCTTCAACCAAGGAGTAACTAGACGAGGATCGTATGCGGCTTACATGGACATTAGCCATCCAGAGGTTGAAGAATTTATTGCCATGCGGAAGACTACTGGAGGTGATCTTAATAGAAAGTGTCTTAATCTGCATAACGGTATCACTATTACTGATGACTTTCTTACAGCCGTTAAGAATGATGAGCAGTGGCGTTTGATAGACCCTAAGTCTAAGCAAGCTATCAAGACTGTATCAGCAAGGGACTTGTGGTGGCAGCTAGTGCATACTAGAGCAGAGACAGGGGAACCCTACATTGTTAACCTAGACCGCTGTAATGAGGCTCTACCGCAGCCACAGAGGGACATGGGACTAAAGGTACGCCAGAGTAACCTATGCTCTGAGATTACCTTACCGACCAGTGAATCACGTACAGCAGTGTGTTGCTTGTCTAGTGTTAACCTAGAGTACTTTGATGAATGGAAGGACAACGAGCAGTTTATTGATGACCTAGTGACTATGCTGGACAACATCATTGAACACTTTATTGATAACGCTACTGATGGAGAACATGCGTGGCATCGTGATTCAAAACTAAAGGAATTTGTTTCTTATGTTGAACAAAGTAAAGAAGGCTTTACAAAAGCCGCTTATAGCGCTTATAGAGAACGTGCGGTTGGACTTGGAGCGATGGGTTTTCATAGTTACCTTCAACGTAATGGAATCCCTTTTGAAGGAATGTACGCCTCCAGCTTCAACAATAGAGCATTTAAAGCAATCAAAGACAGAGCTACGATGGCTTCCCGGCGTTTGGCTGGAGACCGTGGGGAGGCTCCTGACATGGCTGGTAGTGGCTTGCGTAATTCCCATCTCCTTGCTATTGCCCCTAATGCTAGTTCTAGTATTATATGTGGTGGAACAAGCCCTAGTATTGAGCCTACGAGGGCTAACGTATTTACGCACAAGACTTTAACAGGCTCATACAAAGTAAAGAATAAGTACTTGGAGGAGCTACTTGAGAAGAAAGGTATTAACAACGAACAAACGTGGAAAGATATTGCTGCTGCTGAAGGCTCTGTTAAAACGCTGGATAAACTCACGGAAGAAGAGAAGGAAGTATTTAAGACAGCACCTGAACTTGACCAGCGTTGGATTATCGAACACGCCTACCAAAGACAGAAGTACATCTGCCAAGCGCAGTCAGTGAACTTGTTCTTTGAGCCACCGCCAGCTACAGCGCCACAGGAGATACACGATGAGTATTTGGAATACGTTAATCATGTACATTGGACAGGAGCTAACAAACTCAAATCTATGTATTACCTGCGAACTACAGCGGCTAGAAATACAGAGAATGTTAACATCAAGATACCAAGGATTAACCTTGAAGACGGGGAGTGCCTAAGCTGTGAAGGATGACCACCCAGCGTACAGAGCACAGTTTTACATACCTGAGCTAAAAAAGTATACTACGTGGCCTGAATATCTGGCATACTATAGGGAGCAAGATGACAAGATCATGCAGTTTAGCTCCTACTGTATGCAGATGTGGTCTAGCTACATGAATGACAAGATTAAACAACAGGAGGCACCCTTGAGTTACAAAGAGTACCTTAACAAATACAAACAATTACTGGAGGATGGGTATAATGCAGGACAGTAAAGTGTACGCACTAAAGAAATACTACAAGGCTTTAGTGGTAATGCACAAGTCAGAACTAGATGTGTTTATAGAGAAGCCAGTAGCCATTGGCGACCATGGTAATCTGATAGAGACTATGGATTCTATTGTCACCAAGATAGCTGACGCAGAGGACAAGCTAAGGGTCTTGGAGGACTTTTATTATGAGTAACGTAGTTAACCTGATGCCTACACAAGCTACTGCTGACGAGGTACTAGAGGACTGTAAGGGGGACTATCAGCATGTGCTGGTAATTGGCTGGACTCCTGAAGACGCTCTGACAGCTAAGGCTACAGAGTCTATGGACTTGAAGGAGACAATCTACTTAGTGGAAGTATTCAAGCAAGCAATAATTATGGCGGGACATGAAGTAGAATGAGTGATGCCCTACCTAAGATAGTTGTTAAGAAAGTTATAGAGCATGAAGATGGCTCTGCTAACATGGAACTAGACTTGGACCCTGAAGCAGTACAGCTACTACTTGACATAGGTTTGAATAGGCTGCTTGAAGAACACTTGGAGAACAATAAGACATGAGT